TCCGTCATAGTCCGACAAGGTGCGAATACCAAACTGGTCAATGGTGAACCAAAGTCCAATATGCTCAAACCCAACATCCTCAATGTCCCATTCAATGAACCCAGTAGCATCATCATTGAAGAACAATTCCATTGTGGATTTGTGTGTGCCGATATCACGCTCTCCCCAACTGCCCTCCATAATCAAAGGGCAGTTAAACTCCTCAACTCCAATAGAGTAAGTAGCCATTTCAATACTCCGAAGTAAGCATCAGAACATTGTCCGTAAGGAAGAACCGATACATCCCATCGGGGCAGTCAGTCATGGCAATATGCTTTTGCTTGATGATCTCGCAGTCCCCGTCTTCCACGCAGATATCTGCCTTACCATCCTCAACGGCTAACTGGATGGAGAGCAGTGGCTCTTTAGCCAACAGTGGATAGTATTCACTGGCAACGATATCCAAGAACCAGTAGCAACCACCTTGATCAGCAAAGTATTGAACCCCATCAGTGTGAACCAACTTAGGGGTAAACAGGTTAGTGCGGTGATACGACTCAGTGCCATAGAACTGGGATAAGTCGATTGTTTTAGTTTGTGTGTCCAAGATAAAACTCCTAGCAGTTTGTTTGTCAAAGACAATCTCTCGATTGTTTCGGGTATTGAACCCATCATCAGTTTGACTGGGGTTTGCTATGCAAGTAGATATCGACCATTGACTGAATATGCTTAATTGCTTGAGGGAGGTTGTAATCGGCATCAGATAAAACTTCCAAGATGTCTCCATCCATCCATTGATCTACTACATAGTCCCATCCTTGCTCATAGCGATCACTGGCATATTGGCGAATGAACTGGATCAATACTTGATCACAATCTTGTGGTGTCATTGACTGCCATTTTGCTAAGGTAATCTCCCTCTCTTGCTTATTCCATAAGGTTATGGTGTCTTGCAGTGTTTCCATTCTTTCCATGTTTATCTCCTAGTAGATGAATTCCCCTTGAACTCATGTATGTGATTGTAATCATAAAATACTTGACTTGCATAGTTTTTATTAAAAATATTTTTGACCCTTACTGGATAAGGCTTAGAGGGCGATAAGATGCGGCCTAAAATCCTCTGCTTGTGTATCAGTGGGCATAAAAACATAAAGCATGGCTATCTGATGCGCTTTATAAAGTTAAAAACAGGCACTATTAACTTAAAAGGCGGTCTCACCTTAACAGTGTTAGGGTGAAAGAGCGAAGCGGAACAGTGTGATGACTCCAGTAGAGAGAGATAAGAGTAGAGAAGACTATTGATGTCCTTTACAGAACTGTCCTATACTTGGGTGGTACAAACATACCCATTGAATACTATATGGCAACCAAGAGAAGACTAACTAAGGCAGAGATAGCAGAAGGCATGAAAGCAGTGCCGATAGAGACCATCATTCTCGGTGCTCAGAGTAAGCAAGGGATCAAGCTAACCAAGAAACAAAAGGCATTTGCTGAACAGGTAGTGGCTACTGGGAACAAGAGCGAAGCATACCGAAGAGCGTATAACACTAAGGGCAAGAGAGAGACTGCTGGAGTAGAAGCAAGTAAGCTATCACGCTCCCCAAATGTGGCTACATACATAAGTGCCTTAGAAGCGCAGAAAGAGGTGGAGGAATATCTATTACCCCAACGCTTGAGGGCAATGGCAATCCATAAGCTATCTAGCATGGCACTTAACAATGATTTGCCCCCAGCACAGCAACTCAAGGCGCTAGAACTCGTAGGCAAGATGACTGAGGTGGCATTGTTCACTGAGCGTAGGGAGCTGGTGCATACAATGGACTCATCCAGTCTTAAATCCAAACTCATGGAAGCAGTCCAACTGGCTATTGAGAACAGTAAGTCCATAAGGACATCCACGAAGAGAACAGCAGAACAATTACTGGCAGAGATTAACGAACCAGTCGATGCTGACTATGTAGATGTAGCAGAGGATGATGAGCAGAACTCTGATTCTTCCATTGAGCAAAGCATGAGCGAGGAATCTGAGGGGGGGGTGGCTTCTGAAAACCACTTTTCCGACCCCCCACCGAGGGGCATGACCCCTTTTTTGCCCGAGTCTGATGCGGGGCATTTGCATAGTATTCCCCACAATCAATCCGCAACTATAACCGATCAAAATCTCACCCTAACACCTGTTACGGTGACAATTCCTTTAGAATCAGATACTTACGAAGAACTAAGTATAAACCCTGATATGTTAGTACCCCTAGGGATGGGGTCTCAAAATCCTAACTGGGTAGAAAAAGACACTGTTTTAGAAACACCCCCCATAGAGAAAAATAATGAAAAGTGAAAAAATATTTCTACAAAATTTTAACGACTGGCAAAAGCAAAAAGAAATGGAACTAACAGCATTAGATAGAACTATTGCTTATTTGAAGCAGCTGCGTGATGCGGTGTCTTTGTCATCTTTTCCTGGCGGTTTATCTAATTTAAGTGTGCGTAAGAAACAACCATATTACCACTGGGTAGCAGGAGAGAAAGCAGGAAGTTATGAGCCAGGTATGGAGGACTGTGGAAAGTGACTCCTGCACAAAAAGAAGTCTTTCATGTCATTGAGAAGTTTTGGGAAGAGTTTGGCTTTGGTCCTACCATTGATGACGTGATGAGAATGACTGGCTATCGTGGTCGTGGAGGTACGGCTAGGAAAATGAAAATCCTAATAGAAATAGGGGTTTGCAAAGGTAACATGAAGTATTCTCGTAGCATTAGACCTGCGTATATTAAGCTGAGAAATCTCAATGGATGAGTTGTTAGCCATCATTGATCAGCTGCCTGAAGAGGAACAGGCAAAGCTACGTCCTTTAGCTCTGGCGTATCAAGATGCTGTGACTCGTGAGTCTGGGCAAATGGATTTTATGAACTTTGTGCAAACCATGTGGCCTGGGTTTATTCATGGACAACACCATGCACTTATGGCTAAAAAGTTTGAAGACATCGCTAATGGAAAAATCAAACGGCTTATTATTAATATGCCTCCTCGTCATACTAAGTCTGAGTTTGCTTCTTATCTGCTTCCTGCTTGGTATCTAGGTAAATTCCCTAATAAAAAGATTATTCAATGTTCTAACACGGCTGAACTGGCAGTGGGATTTGGACGTAAGGTTCGTAACTTAGTTGATGGAGAAGCGTATGCCAAAGTATTCCCTAATGTGGCTCTTAGATCGGATAGCAAGGCTGCTGGTCGTTGGTCTACTAATGCTAATGGGGAGTATTTTGCTATTGGTGTTGGCGGTACTGTTACTGGTAAAGGTGCTGACCTTCTCATTATTGATGACCCTCATTCCGAGCAAGAAGCAGCACTTGCATCAGGGGATCCTAGTGTTTTTGATAAGGTGTACGAGTGGTACACTTCAGGTCCTCGCCAGCGTTTGCAGCCTGGAGGATCTATTGTAGTAGTGATGACTCGTTGGTCCAAAAGGGACCTTACGGGGAAAATTTGCCAGGCGATGATAGACAGAGACGGTGATGAATGGGAGATTATTAGCCTTCCTGCTATTAAAAGGAACGACAAACCCCTCTGGCCTGAGTTCTGGTCTTATGACGAATTAAACAAACTTCGCATAGAACTACCGCTTTCCAAATGGCAAGCCCAGTATCAACAAGATCCAACATCCGAAGAAGGTGCGCTAGTTAAGCGTGAATGGTGGCAAGTCTGGGATAAAGAAACCCCTCCTCCATGTGACTACATCATCCAATCATGGGATACTGCGTTTACTAAATCAGAACGGGCTGACTATTCAGCTTGTACAACCTGGGGAGTGTTTTACTTAAATGAAGATAGAACGGATGCTAATATCATTTTATTGGATGCGTTTAAAGAGAGAATGGAGTTTCCAACTCTCAAACAGCGAGCCTATGATATGTATAAAGACTGGGAACCAGATTCGTTCATTGTTGAAGCGAAAGCATCTGGCGCTCCACTTATATTTGAACTTAGAAGGATGGGTATTCCTGTTCAAGAGTTTACACCGACTAGGGGTAACGATAAAATATCTCGTGTTAATAGCGTATC